AAAGGCTATGACTTCTCCATCCTCCCGCAGGAGCTGAAATACTCCAAGGAGGAGACGGAGGACGTGCTCGACCACTTGCAGAACAAGAACCAGCGTCTCTACGTCTTCACGGGGCTTGTCTACACCTACGCGGAGAGCAAGGAAGCGCTGGATACGCAGGTACTTCGCATCATCTCCACGGCACGTCAGAACTCCATCGAGCTTGACACCTATGACTATCGCCAGCGTCAGGGACTTAATTCCATCCTCCCGCTCGGCCATAACCACGTGGAAATCTCCCGCATGTTCACCACGGCGCAGATTTCCATCCTCGTGCCGTTTGCCACGCAGGAGCTTGACGAGTTCCGATGGACCGTTGAAGAGTATATAAAACACGGTCAAGAGAACGCAGTCTCTCAGGCGTGGCTCAAGCAGCTTAAGAATGCTTCTGCCCGCGTCCACGTGTCAAGGCTTGACAGCTTGAAGCTCCAGCTACAGGAGCAGGCCGAGGTCTTACACGGGGCGCAGACGGAGGCCCTTAATTCGTCCCTGAGCGAGGTTTACCAGCGAGGCTATTATCATACTGCCTTTGAGCTCCAAAAGGGTATGGGGGTCGGCTGGACGCTCCACGGGCTGACCGATGAAGCTATCAGCAAAGTACTCTCGCGGCCGTGGACCTTAGACGGCCAGACCTTTAGCGATAGAATCTGGGCGAACAAGCAGGCGCTCGTCAACAGCGTCAGCACGCAGCTTACTCAGATGATAATGCGAGGCGCGGCACCGGATAAAGCCATCAAGGCTATCTCCGACCGTTTTCAGGTCTCTAAGTCGCAGGCCGGGCGTCTGGTTATGACCGAGAGTGCCGCCTTCGCGAACGAGGCCCGCAAGGACTGCTTCAAAGACCTCTGCGTCGAGAAGTACGTTATTGTGGAAACCCTTGACAACGAGACTTGCGGCCTTTGCGCGCAGCTCGACGGCAAGGTCTATCCTATGAGTGAGTATCAAGTCGGCGTTACTGCGCCGCCTTTTCATCCGTGGTGCCGTGGCACGACAGCCCCTTACTACGAGGATATGCAGGGGCTCGGAGACCGCGTCGCGAGAGACGTAAAGACCGGCGAGAGCTTCGATATTCCTAAGGATATGACATATAAGGACTGGAAAGCGAGACAAGACGCTGCCTATGGCGCTGGTACCGTAGAAAAGTTCAAAAATATGTGGTATAATGAATCTGCTGACAAAAAGCAGTATGAAAACTACAAGGCCCGACTCGGCGCAGACGCGCCTAAGAGCTTTGCAGCTTTTCAGCAGTTAAAGTATAATTCTGAGAACTACAAGGACCTTACCGGTTACTACCGATACAAGGGCGCGAATCCTACAAGCGATAGGCGCTTTTGGACTGCGCATAAAGCGGTCAAGGCTCTCCACGATGAGGGCAAAGTCCGAACGACCGGAACTCTGGTCGCCCCACCTTTAGGGCGAGTCGCTATCAAGGCGAACGAGCACGCCGAAAAACGGTTTGCTTCTCGCGGCGTAACCTTAGAATGGACTCAGAATATTATTGATAACGCAGACTTCGCGCTCAAACAGCGCAGAGGTACGCAATACGCCTTCTATACGAGCGATGGCTTTGCGGTCCTTGATAATAACGGCGAGATTGGTACCGCCGGGCAACTGGACGAGCGCGGGAAACTGTTATATGACGAGGTGATGAAATATGTCCGAGCAAAATAAGGTCAAGTGCCCTTTACTGAATAAGGAAATTGACTGGGGCTATTGCTGGGAGCTTTGCAATATCGCTACCGACGATATTCTTCTTGAGGGCGATACCGTTCCTGATTGGGATAAGGCCCTCGAGGTATGTAAGAAGTGCGGTCGATATTCGAGCGAGCCAGAAGGCTCCTAATTCGAGCCCGATTTTTCAGAGGGTAAATCTAAGGGCCCCTCAGTTAAAACGCGATACGGGAGACCGTGGAGCCTCACAGAAGCAATAGTTGATTAGAGCGTCCCTGCTTTTTAGCAGGAGGCGCTTTTTTCATACAAAAATTACCGCCTTACGCGGCGGACAATAAATAGCGTACCCGCAATACCGGGACTGGCCGGATAAAAAGGACAGCGGGAGACAGGAGGACAAAATGTTGGACTGGCTGAAAACTATTTTGGGAGAAGCGTACTCCGAGGAGATTGATAAAAAGGTCTCCGAGGAAATCGGCAAGAACTTCGTGGCGCGTGCAGACTTCAACACTCTGAACACCGAGAAGAAAGCTCTCGCCGATACCGTCAAGGAGCGTGACAGGCAGCTTGAGACCCTCAAGGCCTCTACCGGCGACGTCGAGGCTCTCAAGACGCAAATCGCTACTCTCCAGACCGAGAACACCGCAGCGGCGAAGGCCCATGAGGCGGAAATCAAGCGCCTCAAAATCGATACCGCCGTTGAGTTGGCTCTGTCTGCTGCCAAAGCGAAGAACGTAAAGGCCGTGAAGGCACTGCTCGACCTTGATAAGGCTGAGCTCGACGAAAACGGCGCCGTCAAGGGTCTGGCCGACCAGATTAAGAAGCTGGCTTCTGCTGCCGATAGCGGTTTTATGTTCGAGACTAAAGGGCAGAACAATTTTGAGGGCTTCAAGCCCGGTGAGAGCGGAGACCCCGCGCCTGACGGCAAGTTGACGCTGGAGAACTTCAGAAAGCTCTCTCCTACTGAGAGATTCAACTTCTCTCAGAAACACCCCGAAGAGTATAAAAAACTTTATGATGGAGGAACGAAATAATGGCTAATACCGTTTATGACAATTTATATCTGTCCAACGAGATTGAGGACCAGTATAAGTCCCATCTCGACTTGCAGACCTTCTGCACCGTGGACAACACCCTCGAGGGCACGGCCGGCATGCTTCGTAAGATTAACGTCTACAAGGCTACTGACGGCACTGAGAAGCTGGCTATGGGCGTCGGCAATTCTAAGAGCATTGAGGTCGGCTTTACTCCTCGCGAGTACCGCATTCAGCTTGCTCAGAACAGATTCAAGTACTACGATGAGCAGGCTATGACCGACCCGCAGCTCGTCCCTGTCGGCACTAAGCACATGGGTACCGACATGTTCAACACTGTCAACGCCGACATTTACGGCGAGTTCGCAAAGGCGACTCAGGTTGTCGTTGTAACTAAGCTGAACTTCGACGCTTTTGCCGACGCGCAGTCCGTTCTCGCTCTCGAGGACCTCGAGGGCGTGACTATCTTCGCCTTTGTCTCTCCTGCTGACGTGGCCGAGCTCCGTAAGGAACTCAAGGACACTCTGCAGTATGTTGAGGCCTTCGCAAAGAACGGCTATATCGGCACCGTTGCCGGCGTGAACATCTACACGAAGAAGGACGCCGTCAGTGGCTCCGTCTATATGGCGACGAAGGAAGCGGTTACCCTCTTCAATAAGAAGGGCACTGAGGTTGAGCAGGAGCGCGACCCGAACACCCGTGAGAACAGCATTTACTCCCGTAAGTACTATCTGCCCGCCCTCACTGACGAGACAAAGGACGTCAAGATTTTCAAGGGCACTGCGACGGTCTCCGCTGATATGACTGCTTCTGCTTCTAAGACCTACTACGCGAAGGTCGGCAACGGCTATGTTGCTGTTACTCCCGGCGAGGGCGACAACCCGAAGACTAAGGGCTGGTACGAAATCGCCTAAGGAGGAGCAGTATGGAGATACTCGCGGCAGTAACCGCCCGACTGTCAGCCCTCGGTTATACCATGACCGAGGCCGACAGCGCGGCGCTTGATTATAACATTAAGAAAGCCGAGACGACCCTAAAGGTACGAACGAATCAGCTCGAAGTGCCGGAGGGTCTTTTCTATGTCTGGGCGGATATGGCTGCGGGCATGTTCCTCACAGACAAGAAGGCTTCCGGCGCTCTCTCTGAGGTCTACGACTTCAACGCGCCGGCTAAGAGCATTTCTGAGGGCGATACCTCTGTTACCTTTGCGATTGCAGATACTGGCTCCTTCGAGGACCAGTTTGACGCAATGCTCGCGAAGATGGTAAACCCCGACGCGGAGCTTATCGCAGCGTTTAGGAGGTTGGTATGGTGAAAAGCTATCAGGATGCTCTACGGAGGCTCTGGGACGGCCTCTGCGACGTTTATGTCCTCGAGACAGCGGTAAATAAGGCAAACGGTCGGGACGAGCCCACAGAGGTCCAGAAGCTCCACGGTGAGCCCTGCCGTTTGTCCTTCTCAAGTATCTCAAGCACGACCGAGCAGGACAGCGCGCCGCTGATTCAGCAGTCGGTCAAGCTCTTTATCTCGAAGACTGCGGAAATCCCGGCAGGCTCTAAGATAGTCGTAACGCAGGAAGGCCGGACTACTGCCTATGCGAGGTCTGGTGAGCCTGCGGTCTATAGCTGTCATCAGGAGATACCGCTCGTCCCGTTCAAGGAGTACGCCTAATGTCCCGCTGGGGACGCTGCGACTTCTCTCAGTTCAGGGAGTTCGCGAAAGGCTTTGAAAAGCTGAGCGACTCTGAGATAGACGACCTCTGCGTGGCTTGTAGCAAAGAGCTTGCCGCAAGACTTCTGGCTCTCGTTATTCCGGCTACCCCAGTCGGCAAATACCCGAAAGGCTCAGGTAAGAAAGGTGGTACTCTCCGCCGAGGCTGGGGCGCTAAGAACGGCAAAGCCGGGCGCGAGTATGCGCAGTCCCTGACCGTCACAAAGTCCGGGAACACATATATGGTCGAAATCATAAATCCGGTCGAGTACGCCTCGTATGTCGAGTTCGGTCACCGTACCGTAAGCGGCGGCTGGGTCGAGGGCCGATACATGCTGACTATCTCCGAGGAAAAGCTGAAACGAATCGCCCCGTCTGTGCTTGAGAAGATGGTGCTCCGAAAGCTGAAGGAGGTCTGCAATGGCGGAAATTAGTACAAACATTATCTTAGACGGAATCACGCTGGCCCTGCGGTCCGCTTTTCCCGGCAGTCATATCGAATCAAACGCAGTAAAGCAGGGGCTTCGGCAACCTGCTTTTATTGTGCTTTTGGTTAACGCCGAGGCCACGGGCTACCCGGCTCAGCGCAAGAAGCGTCTTCCTCGTTTCGATGTTCTCTACTTTCCGAAGTCCGGGCGTGAGGATTGCTACGGCGTGGCAGATACCCTCACCGAAGTGCTTGAAGTGATTGACCTACCCGGGGGCGATAAGCTGCGTGGTACGGATATGAGTTTTCAGGTGACGGACGGAGTGCTTCACTTCCTCGTTTCCTATAACCACTTCACGTATAAAACGGCGGAGGAGGTCAAGATGGGAGCTTTGAAAATTGAACAAGGAGGAAACTGATATGGCGAAAGCTACTGCGGCGGCAAAG